TTTATATATCTATTATAATTTTTAAATGTTTATTAATACGCATTCTTGAATTCTAATATTCTAATATTCTAATAAAAATAAGTTTCCATATATTAGCATTAGCTATTTCTACGAGATAGCCACGATAACCAAGTGCCGAAAAATAATTTCCCGGATTTTACATAATATTCTGGGTGAAATTGTACCCCCAATATATCCCTCTTCTTATGATATAATATATCTATCATATCTTTCCTTTTCATTACATTCTCAATATTCTTCCCTACTTTGATAACAATATCATTATGATTATACCTATATCTTGTCTTTACAATATCAAAAGGATACTTTATTTTTAAAGGTCTATCATAGTTTCTAACATATCCAGCATCTCTCGTTCGGACATTTGAGAACTTCCCAAATCTTACAGCGATATATTGCATCGAGTAGCAAATAGTTAATATATGTATCTTGTTAGCGTGCTTAAATATTATCTCAGGAACCTTGGGAGATCTTCTATCAACTATGCGATAATCAGAACCAGAGACTATAATAGCATCCAATTTATCATCAAGATTATTCAATAATTTGGCGATGCCTTCTTCATCGTACCAATATCTAAAACATAATCTTGCGTTTCTTATAGATTTTTTAAAGCGCATCTTTCTTATATTATTCAAAGCGTGATTGCTATACATCATTATTATCAATATTTTAGGACGCCTCTTCTTTTTCATTATCTTCATTACAGTATGTACCACTACTATATAATTTATTATATTTATTTGTAATATCTCCCTTCGTATTACTTCTAATATATGATACAGCTTGCAAACACGCATCGCTCAAATCATCCTTCTTCTTGTTTTCATTAAATCTCTTCTTTAATTGCTCGTTCTCGCTAATATATTCGCGACACAACTCAATACTAAGCATCTTATTATTCTTATATTTATCCCTCCTAAATCCCTTCTTATTCCTCGCCTCTCCTCCATCTGCCGCATTCGCCGCATTCGCCGCATTCGCTGCATTCGCTTCCATATTTATAACATAGGTATGGTTTTTAGTTTTCAATGAAGCATTTACGAGGACAACATTACCAACCTCCTTGTCCCAATATTTAACTAAACTAAAATATCCGTAGATTATATGCTGGATAGTTTTCATAATGCCGTTTAAATTAGAAGGCTGATTCTCTATCAATACATAATCTATCATATTGATGCCCTTATTTTTTAAACCACCAATTATATTATCCATCTCAATATATATTCTTTCAGATATATCATCAATCCCCTTAATCTCCTTCTTACATGAAGCTAATGCTATGATACGCCAATCCAATATCTCCAATATCTCTGTCTGTCTTAATATACATAGAGCAAGATTCTTAACCCCAATATCAAAACTAATATATATCATTATCCTAATATCCTAATATCCTAATAATATCATCATATCCTTATTTGCTATCTCGTAGTATTCGCATAGGTCTATTGGGACTCTAATTTTTTGCGATGGTTTTTTGGATTTCAGTTATTATTTTAGGGCTATATGAGGTAATACTGTAATGCTTTATAAGAGCTGCAAGATCCTTCCAGAATGTATCGCCATCATATTTGGAATTGTATTTATTAATTTTCTTACATTTTTTATATAGCCATTTGTATGTCTTCTCTAAGTTTTCGGGCTTCTTTGATATCTTGCTAAGTCTTTGCTCCTTTATTAATCTTCCGATATAGCTTTTCAACTCCTCGCATTTATTATAGTTAGGTAAAGTCTCTCGCAAATCATAAAACTTCATATAATTATACGAGGGACATATCAATAAATTATTTGTATAATCTATAAATGTCGGGTTATTATCTATTATTAATAATCTCTTGCTAATATCATAATTATTTGGTATCTTGATGGTCTTACTAATTAGCGGCAATATCTTTGTAACAGATTTCTTTATATTCCCATATTTATCCATAATACAATTATCGCGCGTAAATAAAGGCCTATCAAACTTAAAATTATTATGCTTCTCTATTATAGCTATCTCTTTGTTCGCCCATTTTTTCTCAGAAGCCGTATAAATATAAAAATAGCTCGATGGATACAGTTTTTTCATAGCATTTATAAATGTGAAAAAATGCGGTCGCACTAACAGCGATTTCTCAGAATAACTTTCATTCAAATATTTATTACACAGTGCCGTATATTTATTTAACCCCTTCATCTTATATTTTTTAACCAATTCAATAATATTATACAAATCACATTGATAATTACAATCGCCTATTATAGTACCGTCCAAATCTATTATAAATATATACGGTTCGGCACTGCCTCCTCCCTTTTCTTCTCTGTTATTCATTAAATCTATTATAATATTATATTAGAATATTGCTTTATAAATAGAAGATATATAAGATAATGGCCGAATCCCATATATTTAATACTAAAAATATGTCTGCATATAGCCATTTTTCAAATACAATTAATAACAAATATCTTAATTTGAATAACGGAAAGGAAATAGATATTAAAGTTCCTGATGCATTACTTAAATATTTTAAGGATAAAACGCTCAAATATAATCTCGACAAAAGAATATTCTATTATAAGCATATAACAAACAAATTAAAAGATATAAATAATAAACAGTGTCTAAAAGAATACGCTATAAATTCTAAAAAAAATGAAGATGTTCACGGATATAATATAGATGATACAGTATTTCTTACAAAAAAGTTCGGTTCTATTAGCAAATATGGATATATTTATATAGCATCTATTAAAAACGAATTTGGCAAATATCCTATTGCTTCAAAAATTATGATTAATAACCGCGTTAATCTATTTGAAGCACAGATTAACTTGAAAATAACCGATAAAGTTATAAAAAATATGATATCAAGGCATTTCATTTTAACTTATAAAGTTATTATCTGTGACAAAATGTCTAATAAAAACTTGCCCGATATTGTTCTCAATAAGAAATACTATGTTTTATTAAATGAGCTCGCCCGAGGTGATTTGAAGCAGCTCTGTAATAGTAAAATGTTCCTCAAAAATAACAGCGCGCTATATAATGTATTTATCCAGATAATGTTATCTATATCTACATTTCATCATCTCGGATTTATTCATGGAGATTGTCATTGGGGCAATTTCCTATATCATATCAATTATAATGTTGTCAAAAATAGCTATCATCACTATATTATTTACGGTAAAAATTATTATCTAAAATCATGCGAATATACTATGTATATTTATGATTTCGGTTTTGCCGAAAAAATCAAATCCGTAAAAATGTCCCTTATCGACTCCGACTATAGAAGATTGATAAATGCTTTCAGAAATAAAAAGATAGAACCGCGTTCCTGGATATCTGTAGATAACAACCTGCCTTCTGATGAGGTCGGCGAATATGTCAAAACATTTAGAAAAGCAATTGATAACAATCGTCGTTCCGGTAGAAGCAGCGGCAGCAGCGGCGATAGCAGTAGCAGCGGCAGCAGCGACATTATCTATAAAAATAACAGCATATATTTAGAAAAATTAACTATCAATACAATTTTGCCGACATTATTAAAAGCTCCCGAAAAAATATTCGTCACCAAATTACCAGCAAATGCCTCTGTTATTAATAAAAAACCTTATTACATCAATAAAAAAATATTAATTAAAGACTAATTGCGTCAATGCGCTCTTTGGCTTCTGCTGCATATTTTGCGGCTAATTCATCAATATATTCGGTCATTGTTTCGAAGCCGGCATATATCATTTCGTCAATCTCCTTTTTAGTTATATGTAATCGCATTCCCTTCCTCGCAAATATTATATTCATTCCACTTTTTAACACGAGATTTTGAGGGCGGTAATAATTCGTATATTTACTATCCTGAATCTGCTTTAATAAAACCTCTTTTACTCTTAGCATATTTAATATCGTCATCAACTGCTTTACAATATATATAAAATTGATAGTTTTCATAGGAACACGCTCTATAGTTTCATTATCTTTATACAAAAGCATACCTATTATATTCTCGCGAGGCACATCGGCAAATATTTTTATAGGAAAATTATTAGTTAATCCCCCATCATAATAATGATAATCCCCTATATTTATCGGTTTAAATAATAATGGTATAGACATTGAAGCGCTACAAGCTTTATATGCACAGACATCTGGCGTTTTCTCAATAGAAAAAATCTCGTTCTCGCAAGTATTTATATTAGTACAAGATATATACATATTTACTCCGAATATTTTAGATAATTGCGCGAATGTAATAGTCTCCGATATATCACCTGACTCATCGGCTCCATTACACCTATCTGAATATTTCTTTTTTATAATAATTTTTAAATGCTTAATCATTGTCTGCGTATCAAATAAACCAAGCTCTGTAATTAATCTGATGTACTTTTTAATAGATAAAAAACATAAATCATTATCTTTCATACAATTATATAATACCTCTTCCATCTCATAAATAGTTAATTTAAGGGCAAACATAAGACCTATCAAAGAACCTATTGAACACCCGGCAATATGTTTTATATTCTTATGCATATTATTTAAATATAAATATCTAAGAGCGCCTATAAATATAACACCGCGCATACCACCACCTGATAAAACTAAATGCGTAATATTCATATCCGTACTCATTTTTAATTATATAATATTATATATAGTATATCAAAATATCGCGTTTATCTCTTAAATATCCCTAATATCCCTATATGTGCGAATTGTATTCTTGAATACTAACCTTATAGTATACAAGAGCCTCTTTGGATGCATTGTTCTCCGCTTCTTTTTTAGTATTTCCCGTAGCTGTAGAAATAATGCTCCCGTTCTTATCCTTGATACAATATGTAAATATACGAACATTATCTTTAACGGCTACATTGAGCTCTTTGAATTGCGGTACATCCTGCAAAGAATGAAGCATGTGAGATACGAGCATATCCTTGTAATTGTTTTTAATTCTAATGAGTTCGCAAAAGTCTATGTAATTCTCTATTATATATATGATCCAAGATTCTACCACGAAATATCCCGCTCCCGAAGAAGGATTTATATTAATATTAGGAATAATAATATTGTCAGCATCTGTCTGGAAATCCAAATAGAGTGCCCCCAAAAATGCCTCAAATATATCCTCCATAATTTTATAGTTATTCCTTCCACCCGATTCCTCAACCTGCTTAGATATAATGGCGAACTTCGGTAATCCTATTTTATCCGACAAATACCCCAACATCTTTCCATTTACTATCTTCGTCCTAATTTTAGACAAGAACCCCTCGTTTTGGTCGGGGAATCTATTATATAAATAATTCGTTACAATCATTCCAAGTAGCGAGTCCCCCAAAAACTCGAGGCGCTCATAAGACATATCTTGAAGAGGCAAACAATCGCTCGGACAATTCGCATTACTTTTCTCAAAATCAATATTTTTCATAGTACAATAAGATTTATGAACGAATGCAACACGATATAAATTGATGTTCTTTATTTCTAAATCAGGCAACCCATTGCTACTTAGCAATTTATATAAATCCTCTTTGGTTAACAGAGTGTTTTTCGAATTATACGGTTGGTTTTCTACATCAATCTCCATCGTTTTATTATGGATATTATCAATTCTTTTCATCCTGGTTTTATATCTTGGTTATATCTTGGTTATATCTATTTCTCAAAATATGATTATATCAATTTTTATATATATAAATATTAAATGTATTTTTCTTTTAAATAGAATAAGATAATAAATGAGTTATCTAGCTAATGATATAACAGCCCCCCTAATCCAAATAGATTCGGTTGCTATTGGGTTTCAATTGGACGGCGAAAACGAAGCAAGAAATATCAATAGTTTAGATTTAAATAAAGATGAATTTCTGGCCGTAGGAGAGAAAACATATATTCCCGGCGATACTTCAAATACTAAATGGTCTCTTCTCGTTAATAGCAAAGGTACTTCGGTAAATGCCTCAAGAAACCTCGCTCGCGAAAGTTTAACACTTGATACTTCGCTATATGTAGATAAAAACATTCATTGTTCGGGTATTATTAAAGCAGCGGGGTTAGAGCTTAATAATATCAGAATTGACAATACAACAACTATAACAAGCGATTTAATTAGGGATTTTATCGTTAAAACTAACGATCTCGTGGTATCTCAGCCTTTTCAAACAGGCTATATTACAAATTACAGCAATCTCTATAATATTAATTATGATGTTAAAAATGTTTATACGCCTAACTTCGTTACCTTCGGAGGCCATATTGATACATTCAAAAATACACATCCGCTAAACATCGTCACTACTCCTAACAATAAATTCAACAGTATGCATATTTCTATAAGAAACGATACTAATAATAATGAAGAACCTTCGCGAATGTGTATTGGTATGATCGGCGGAAGCAATATATCTCCCGCTATTATTTCTACAACGCGAGGAGTTCCGCTCGAATTTCACATTAGCACTTCTTCGGAGAGTATTGATGCTGCATATGGTACAAAAGCATTCCCTATATACAACTCTAATAATGTCCCTGCTATGACAATTGACGCAAATAATAATATAGGTATCGGTACTAATAACACTTCTCAAAAAAACTATAATAAAAAGGTTTTTGCAAATAATAGCACAACTACCGTTGAAAAAATCGGTAAACCTAAATTAGAAGTAAAAGGACTATCTACATTTGAAGACATATTATTGCACGATTACCAAACTAACACATTTAAACATCTTGACGATATATATATCCGCGGAACAGGCGCCGGGGTTCTCAATGCAACACAAATAAATGGTGGCGATTTTACGGATTCTCTCTACAGATTTAACAATAATCTCTCCGTCTTAAAGCAATTAAATGCCGGTGATGCAAATATCGCTAATAACGCAACGGTTGGATGTAATCTAACCACGGATTTTTTAAATGTTAACGAACATTCTACTTTTGAAGGAACAGTTGCCTTTAATAATGATGTTAATTTTGACAGCGTCCAAAATATTAATATGAATAACCTATATATAAATAACGACCTTTTCATCAATAATAAGCGCGTAACACCTCTCAATACAAATGATACTTTTACAGGGAACTTTGAAAAAAGCATAGTAGACGGCAGCAACTATATATTTGTTTATGTTAGCAGCAATATAGCTTCTCTTGATGCTAATTGTAATGTTAATTTTCCTAATAAAATGGGAATTGGTCTGAAAGATACCGACGGTTTTGAAGGTGTCCTAAATATTATCAAGAATGATAGAACGACAAGCAACAATTTTGACATATTACTAAAAAATACATTGGAAAACAAGACATATATCGCAAATATCGGAAGACTCTCGCGACTTGATTATAACGATAACAGCTTGATATTTAACACGAACAAGGTACCTGGTAAAAATAACAACATATATTTTTATCCATCAAGTGATATATCTGTATTGACTTCTAACCGTTTTCTTCCCAATATAAGAAATACTCCTCCGACGCTATCTTTATTAAACGGCAAGGTCGGTATAAACAAATTGAATCCAGATAATCTTTTCGCGCTCGATATTGAAGGTAAAATAGCAGCCAACGATTACTATGTATCGCAAGATAACAATTTTAAGAGAACCAAGAACTTTGTTTATAATAATGGTAAAAACTTTTTCAATTTATATGACTCATCAACTGATAAGTTTTGCATAAATTATAACGAGCTTATATCATTTGCTTCGGATATGAGAGGTCTCAATGTTAAAAAAGGTATTAACGCCGATTTATATTATCAAAACAACATATTATTAGAAACCCTACAAAAAGCGAGTTCGGCAGACAGTTTTTACACTAATAAGAATATATCTATAGGCTGGAACGGCGAAGCTAATGTTGCGCCTCTGCAAGTTAGAAACTTATACACGAATGATTATAATTATTCGACTATACGCATCTATAGAGGTGTTCGCGGCGGCGGTCTTTTTAATAATGCAGATTATAGTGGTATTGATATCTGCGAATATGACAGAGATATAAATCAGGACAGAAATAAAGAAAAATGGTTCATTTATAAAAATCATAAATATAATGACCTCGATGCGAGAGATTATATGCGTATTGGTCCTTTGCAAATTGGATACACCGATAAAACTATAGAGCCTACTTCATATGGTATGTCATTTTATTATGATCCGGCGAGTTCCAAATATCATATAGATGTTAATAACCCCAAGGTATCCTATGATGACAAATCGGCTATGACAATATATGGCGACCTAAATGTTCACGGGAATGTTAATATTTTAGATAACGAAGGATGTAATTTTAATTTTACTATGAAAGCATTATCATCTAATCTAAAAAAAGTAGATAGATATATAAATTATATATCGGGGGGCGGCGTTGATACAGGATATTCTGCATCCGCGAATAAAATTGCAATGTCCATTGATATTTTGAGGCCCAAAGAAAATGTTGTAATAGACCCTGTGGAAAATGCGAATATTCCTGTAATAATTAAAAATATGAATGATGATAATCCGGTAACAAAGTTTATCACTTATTCTAAGAGTAATATTTGCTATTCTATGATAGAATTGGCTATTTACAATAGCAATCTTCAATTAGTAGATGATGACATAGATAAACAAAACAATATCAGAAATGCAATACAAATGAGCGTGGCCAATAATAATAGCAACACTTATCTCGATTTCAATGTGTATAACAATGATTCATACAAAAACTTTCTGCGATTTGTTAATACGGTAAGTGATAATGGGGACGCAAATAGTACTATTGCACACTTGGGTCTCGGGACAGACAAGAGCTCAAATATCCTTTTTCACATTGACGGGAATGAAAAATACGGTCTTCAAATTACAAATAATAAATTTCCGGCTTCTATCAATCTATTGAACTCTGAAGGAAAAAATATTTATCATACTATATCAGGCGGCGATCTTCATAATAATCACAAGTTTACTGTTGATGTCTCTTCATCTACCGTCAATGACCTAAATAACGAACCAGTTATGACAAATGTGTTCACAATTGACGCCTTCCAATACAATGGAGATAAACGCAGAGGGGCTCGCTACGGGTTCAACGAAGACTTTTCCTCTAACATAAATCAGACCTTTGTAATTAAAAGTGATTACGATACAGTTCCTATGTCAATTACGAGCAGATATAGCTACGAATATATGTTCAATAGTACAGTTAAAATAGATTATGACAATGTACTATTTGATATATTATCATCCAATTGGGACAATGATTCTAAGACATATTTCAGTTTTTATAAACAGAATATAACAGAGTTGCCTGCTACAGATGCTAATAATAATGTTATCACTTCTAATAATATCTACGACGACGGCTTCATATTTAAAGCAAATAATCTAATATCAACAAATCTCTCATATATTACTATTCATTCTAATCTCATTTATCCGTATTTTTTCAGCAATTTAGATATTAATTATATGCCCCTTAATAACCAAACATTTGACATAGAAACCGATAGTGTCAAAGATAAATATGATTTATTCAAGGAAAACGATTTTTCCTTAGTACCACAAGGCATATTTTATAGTAGCAATGATGATATTAAACCCGCAGATATTTCAGAAAAAATGCTCGCTGTCAATGATAGAGCCGTATTTAATGTATATGATAGTAATATATTATTCAACTATGAATATATAAATAGATATATTATATCCGACCATATATCTTGCAATATAGCTATTAGCGTCAGTTCAAATATTGCGTTAATTGATAATAGCAACTATTTTAATATCAGCAACTACATAACGACAACACTTGGAACTTCGAATAAGCCTTTTAATGCCCTTGAAAATGTAATGGAACATACCTATGTTGATTATCATCAAAACGCTATTAATCTTGATGAAAAATTTTTAGAATATTCCAATATATTTTTAAATACATATACTATAAATATTTTGAAATATAATTCTAACATAGCATATGATGCAGTATTTTTTTCCGTTCATACTAATCATTTAAATATTGCGTCTTCCAATGTTATATTTGAAGAGCTATTTGAATTAAGCACAGCATATCTCGATATAACTTCTAATATTCAAGATAATAATATAATCTTTAGAACATCCAACTATTCTATTAACAACAATGCTAATGCTACGCAAAGAAATATGGTTATCCAGAAATTTAGTTCAAATGTTTTCCAGGATACCTTTGATATTTTGGGTAATCCTATAAATAAAACTATAGTCATTGAAGAATATTTTAATAACTATTGCAATTATAATTTGGAAGATATAAACATAGGAATTCGTAACTATAACTATAAAAATTATAAACCACACATATCTTTAATTAATGATGTTGAGAAAAACGATAGTGTTTTTGAAGGACACGAAATATACAGTTATGACGGAGTATTTGAAATCAAATATGCTAATTCCACAAATAAGCAATTTGTCCCTCTTAAAATTGATAATGTCGGCAATATGGCTATTAATGGCGGATTAGATACTAAAGGTAATTTAAGAATAGACGGGAATATATATGATGCTAATGGGAATAATTTAATTGAAATACTTAATAAAAATTATTATAAAGAATATGAGATAAACTCGAGTAATATTCATTTTAATTCATTGGGTTCAAATGGTCTTGAAATTAATTCTTATGCTATTGATAATCATATTGATTATAAGTTCTTTTATGTAAAAGATTATTTATCTTCCAATGCAATTAGTGATATTTTAATATTACATAAATCTGAACTATTAAATAATACATATAATCTTGATTTATATGCAGATTTGTATATTAACTGTAATTTATATATCGAAGGCGAGGGAAATATTCCTTCATTATCAGTATTCCAAAAGCATAACCAAAATATTATACAGGTTGCTAATTTGGAACGCGAAGTTATGACAGTCGCCTATGACGGAAGCGTGGGATTAGGCGTGACAGAGCCACAAAGCGCCCTCTTTAATATCAGACAAAATAATCAAAATACGAATGTTGTCTCCGCTTCTAATCTTGACCGCGAATTGCTTACATTAGCCTATGATGGTAGCTTAGGATTGGGGGTTGTAGAGCCGCAAGGAGTCTTGCTAAATGCTCGTCAGAATAATGTCGACAGAAATATTATCTCTGCTTCTAATTTGGATCGCGAAGTTCTCACAGTAGCCTATGATGGTAGCATAGGGTTAGGTGTTACGCAACCTCAAGGAGTTCTCTTCAATATTCGTCAGAATAATGTTGGTAGCAATATTATCTCAGCTTCTAATATTAATCGCGAAGTCTTAACAGTAGCCTATGATGGTAGCATAGGTTTTGGTGTTACGCAACCCCGAGGAATCTTGCTAAACGCTCGACAGAATAATGTTGGTAGCAATATTATCTCAGCTTCTAACATTGACCGCGAAGTCCTGACAGTTGCCTATGATGGTAGCATAGGTTTTGGTGTTACTCAACCGCGAGGCATTTTGCTTAATGCCCGCCAGAATAATATAGGTAGCAATATTATCTCGGCTTCTAATTTGGATCGTGAAGTTCTAACAGTAGCCTATGACGGTAGCATAGGTTTTGGTGTAACACAACCGCGAGGCATCTTGCTAAATGCAAGACAGAATAACATAGGGAGCAATATTATATCAGCTTCTAACATAGATCGCGAAGTCCTTACAGTAGCCTATGACGGTAGCATTGGTTTTGGTGTAACACAACCGCGAGGAATCTTGCTTAATGCTCGACAGAATAATGTCGGAAGCAATATTATCTCGGCTTCTAACATAGATCGCGAAGTCCTGACAGTTGCCTATGACGGTAGCATAGGGTTTGGTGTTACGCAACCCAGAGGCATATTACTCAATGCAAGACAGAATAATATAGGAAGCAATATTATCTCGGCTTCTAACATAGACCGCGAAGTCCTGACAGTTGCCTATGACGGTAGCATAGGATTTGGTGTTACGCAACCACGAGGCATTTTGCTAAACGCTCGACAGAATAATGTCGGTAGCAATATTATCTCGGCTTCTAATATAGACCGTGAAGTACTGACTGTAGCCTATGATGGTAGCATTGGTTTTGGTGTTACGCAACCACGAGGCATTTTGCTAAATGCAAGACAGAATAACATAGGAAGCAATATTATCTCAGCTTCTAACATAGATCGCGAAGTCCTTACTGTAGCCTATGACGGTAGCATTGGTTTTGGTGTAACACAACCACGAGGCATATTACTCAATGCTCGTCAGAATAATATAGGAAGCAATATTATCTCAGCTTCTAACATAGATCGTGAAGTCCTGACTGTAGCCTATGACGGTAGCATTGGTTTTGGTGTTACACAACCGCGAGGCATTCTTTTCAACGCAAGACAGAATAACATAGGAAGCAATATTATCTCAGCTTCTAACATAGATCGCGAAGTTCTTACAGTTGCCTATGACGGTAGCATTGGTTTTGGTGTTACACAACCGCGAGGAATCTTGCTTAATGCTCGACAGAATAACATAGGGAGCAATATTATCTCAGCTTCTAACATAGATCGCGAAGTCTTAACAGTAGCCTATGACGGTAGCATAGGGTTTGGTGTTACACAACCGCGAGGCATTCTTTTCAACGCAAGACAGAATAACATAGGAAGCAATATTATCTCGGCTTCTAACATTGACCGCGAAGTTCTAACAGTAGCCTATGACGGTAGCATAGGGTTTGGTGTAACACAACCCAGAGGCATTTTGCTAAATGCAAGACAGAATAACACAGGAAGCAATATTATCTCGGCTTCTAATTTGGATCGCGAAGTTCTGACAGTAGCCTATGATGGTAGCATTGGTTTTGGTGTTACGCAACCGCGAGGCATTTTGCTAAACGCAAGACAGAATAACATAGGAAGCAATATTATCTCAGCTTCTAATATTAATCGCGAAGTCCTGACAGTAGCCTATGACGGTAGCATTGGTTTTGGCGTTACACAACCGCGAGGCATTTTGCTAAACGCAAGACAGAATAACATAGGAAGCAATATTATCTCGGCTTCTAATTTGGATCGCGAAGTCCTGACAGTTGCCTATGACGGTAGCATAGGTTTTGGTGTTACACAACCACGAGG